ATGTCGGTAGAGATGGCGTATTTATTCCTATTGAATTAAAACAAAGCTATAGAGACGATACTAGTATAGCACAAAAAAGAGTTATTATTACTCAGTTTTTTGTGGCTAATCGGCTATCACCTATAGCTGCAGCTGGTATCGTTGGTAATCTGCAGGCTGAAAGCGCGCTTGATCCTTCAAGGCCTACTGACGTAGTAGGTGAAAATTCATGGGGACTTGCACAATGGAATAATTCAGCAAATGCAGGCTATCGTCAGGATAAATTAAGAGCCTTTGCAGAGTTAAGCCACAAGCAGCCAGATGACTTCTTTCTACAACTAGAGTTTATTTTACACGAGCTTAGAGGCCAAAAAGACACAGCAACTAATGGTGCAGCATTTGCTAGTACTTATTCAAAACTTATTAATACAACTACTTTTGAAGGCGGTATTAGCAATAGAAATTCTACGTGGGTGTTTTTAGATAAGTATGAGAATCCAGCACAAAAAACTAAGAAGTTAAAAAAACGAGAAGAGCTCGCCAGGCTTGCGTATGAAGACTATAATAACGCGCTCAACAATTCAATTAGTGGATTATAATAATGTCATCTGAATTTATTCATAGCATATTTTCAAATCTTAGAAGAGCTCAAAATATTGAGAATACTAACACAATTCTTAATCAGCTACAAACACAGGCAGCCATTAGTAAAGTCTCAAAGGCTGGTGTTAATCCTGGAGATAATTTTAATGGATTCTCTTCTCTTACTGGTATTAATGATGTTGTTAGTAATGTTGCCGGCTCTACTCCTACTCAGGTTACTACTAATCTAGTTTTAACAGAGCTTACTTCGGTTAACAATTCTGAATTGTCTTCGACTTTAGTCAAAGAAGTAGGAAGCCAAAGTGATCTTACTACAATAACAGGAAGCAATGATTTAACAACAGGTAGTCTATTAGATGACGTTGTTTCATCAGGATCCCCTGAAGCGATGGCTCAGGCACTTACTACTGCTGTAGGAGCAACTAGCGATCAAATAAAGGCAATAGTAGGAAGAAATATAGATCTCTCAAGCCCCCTTAGCTCTACAGGATCTCTTAATCCTATGGATGATTATGAGATTTATGCACAGAACTTTCTTACTTCTTCTTTTAATAATATTTTTTCTGTTACTAATTCTTTAAGTGCATTAAAATCTAATGCAGTTTCCGAGTTTTTATCGTCCGCAGGAAAAGTTATTGCAAAGAATACTGCCGGCTATAATTCTATTATGGATAACATAGTAGAGGATAATCTTAAGATAACTGAAAATGCTGTTTTACAGCTCACCTCTCCGGAATTTAGTAGATCTTTCGAAAATAACAAAGTAAAAATTATATCCCTAATAGCCAATAAAAATTATATTAAAGCTGTTGATCTAATATCATCGATGAGTAATAAAACCGCGGATGAAATATATAAAGCTTTAATTATCATAGACGTTTCTGCAAGTAAAAATCTAGTAGAAAATATTCCTGTTAGTTCAGTTCCTGGCATTGACTTGTCTAAACTTAAAAATGAGTGGAAAGGAAGAGATACTCCGAATTCTTATTTTAAAAATAATATGTTCAGTGAAAGAGAGATACTTAATGAAGTAAGTAATATTGATAGAGATATTACTGAAGTAATCATTATTAGCACCAATACTACGACCGACGTATTAGCAAATGCGTATAGCTTACACCAAAAAGCAATCGATGCTGGTAGAAATGGTATAGGATATCATTATGTATTTACAAGATCCGGTGATTTACAGAGAGGTCTTCCTGCTGATAATGAAACTCCACCTAATAGGCTACTAGTCAACGATCACCATAAGAGATCTATTGTTATTGGTTTAGTCGGAGGTATAGATAGAGAAGCTGGTAGAGGAATAAACTATAGAGATTATTATAGCTCAAATTCTTACACCGATCAACAAATGAAAACTCTTAAAAAATTCTTAAAAAGCTTATATCTCGTAAAGCCTGGAGTGCAAGTATTTGGTATAAGTCAAATAAACGTTAATCAGCCTGGTCCACATTTTGATGTAGATTCTTTTATTAAAAATTCGTTTAAAAGACAAAATAATCTAGACTATGATCCTAGTGTTAATCCTCCCCTAGAAAGAAAAGATATAATATAATGCCTGAGATTTATACGGAAAGCGATATTGAAAAAGAAATAGAAGATCGTTCTCAAGTTCAGCATGAGGATCCTCGTGGTGAATATCCTAAAGCCGAATATTTTAATTCCTCTAGTGTTAACTATGGGGCGACTGGTTCTAGAAAACACGAATTGTTTTTTAAAGGCAAAGCCGCTGCTGCTGTATTAGAATCCGAGTCAGATGAAATAATTGCCTCCGAATATCCTTTATGCCAAATTCAAGAAACTATTTCAGGGCATATCATTGAAACTGATGATACACCAGGTGCTGAGCGGGTGCTAATAAAACATAACACTGGAGCAGGTATAGAGCTCACCAAAGATGGTAGCATTAAGATATCGGCATTAGATAACCAAATTAATGTAACAGGCGGAGATCAAGTTACTATTGTAGAAGGTGAAGGACAAATTATATACAAGGGCAATCTTAATCTTAAAGTTACGGGTGACTATAATATTGACTGTTTAAACTATAATGTTACTGTAAGAGGTAATAAAACAGAAAAGATTCTAGGTCATATAAAAGAATCTATTGCAGGCAATATTGAAAAGCTTGTTGGCGGTTCTTATGTAAAAGCAGTTACTCAAGCTGTCACTAATACTTTTCTTGCTGGTAAGAAGCAAAGTATTAAAGGCGAATATATCAACAGAGTAGAAGGCTCTGCAAGATATTCTACAAGCGATGATACCAAAATTACTGCAGAAGATAAGCTTACTGTATCTTCTAACAATATGAACCAGTTTGCTAACTCTATGGCAGTTACTGCTAAGTCAGGTACTATTGGTAATCCTAACATGGTATTCTCAGGTAAAGGAGCTGTGTTTGAAGCAGGAGTAACAGCACCAACATTTCATGGAGACTTAGATGGCACCGCTACTACAGCTACAGTAGCACAGTCTCAGAACTATGCGGATCCAAGTACTGGAGGAGGTGTTGGGTCAGCAGGAACTATTACGAATACAGCAACCCCTGCCATTACTAAACCTAGCGACTCTATCATTGACGATTATCTCACTAAGTCAGCGGGCGGTATAAACAGAGTAAAGATTGATGTAGGAGACTTTATTAAAAATTATCTAGATAGAAGTGTTGATACTGGAGGCATATCTAATTCTAATATCAATGCTGACAAGGCTAGATCGCGATTAAGAGATCCGGCCAACAGGTCTAATAGCTCATTTGTATCATATCTTTTGGCAGAAGGAATAATATGCGGTGAGTGGAACTCACCTATTCCAAAGGGTACAGGAAGAATTCTTTCAAGCGATGCTACCCCTGTTTCATCTCACTCTGAATTAGATAGAATTGGTTCTCAGACAAATAATAAATTGTCAGCGTTTCTTCCGAAGAGAGCTAATCCTCATGTATTACCTGAAGAAGTTTATAATCCTTATAGACAAAAATCTATTAGTGCCTCTACTAAATTAGCAGAAGGTATTACTCTTTCTAAATTTTTAGGTACAGATGATCCTACTAACATTGACTTTATTAGAGATCAAGCCGTAAGAGTAGAAATAGCAAAGTATTTGTACATTCATGCGCGGATCATAAAATTAGTACGGGATAATGATAGTGAATTTAAAGATGTAACTTTAGAAGTTGCAGAAAGTATATACAAGCCAGGTCCTTCTGAAACAATCACTCCAGATTCTTTAAATGATCTTAAACTCAAAGGCCGTACAGTTGTATATAATGTGGTCGATAATAGTGGCAAATCAAGCATACAAAGAACGTTTGATATTGCTGTATTCTTAAAAGACAACGCGGTTTATGATGAACTTATATTGTCATATGATACCATTGATATTAATCCAGATTCAGGTAAAGAGTTATTGTCTAGCAGAATTATTATAACTCTCCCTGAAATTGATAAGAACTGGATCGGCACATTTAATCGCAAAGTTAAAACAGAATTTAATAATAACGATCTTACATCCGGAGACCTGGTAGAAGTTTTATCTCAGAGCAGATTTAAATCAGAATTTGATGGAGTTCTTTCGAAAGGTGGCGATTATGGTATTAATTTAAGTCCGGCTAATAATCCTTATATAACTAGGCAAGGCGATAAAACCCATCCAAGTATATCGCCGGGTGCGGTAGATAATATGGCAGCACTACTTGCCAATCAATACACACTTATGCAGCAATATTATGGCGGCAAGCTTATTATCAATGATGCGTTGCCTAAAGCTAGCACCTCAAGAAAAGTTGCCAAAGTAGATAATGGATATAATCAGCACTGGTTCGGAAAGGCATTAGATATTAGTATTACAGGAATGAGTAATGCACAAAAAGATAAGCTAGTAGCAGCTGCAACTAAAGCAGGATTTAAAGGCTTTGGATTCGGTAATACCATTCTACACGTTGATATTGGTGCTAGAAGAGTATGGAGTTACGATAACACCCATTTTGCGGGGCGTGAGGTTGGAAGTATTCGTCAGCAAGATGGTTATTGGTTTAATTATGTTCGAGCAAATGCCGCCCCTTAGACGTATAAATAAAGAAAAAACGGGCTAAAATGACTAATAGAGTTTTATCAGTTGAAGACAGAAATCTAGATGCAAGTATTATTGTATCTAGATCAAAGAAGTTTTCTGATATTGATATTTCCTTTACCGCAAAACCTAATGGTGAGATATATAAAAAGATTGATGCGGCAGCGGTGAAACAATCAGTAAAGAATATTGTTTTAACTAATCACTATGAAAAACCATTTCAGCCATATTTTGGCGGTAATGTTTCGGCTATGTTATTTGAAATGGCAGATGGTACAACAACATCAGCAATAAAAAGAACAATAAAAGAAGCTATAGAAGCATATGAACCTAGAGCTTTGATATTAGATATTAAAGTTGTATCTAATTCAGATCGAAATAGCGTTAGTACTACTATAGTATTCCAAGTAGTAAATTCAAGAGAGCAAGTTACTCTATCTACAACACTTTCAAGGTTAAGATAAATGGCAACAACTATTAAATCAACAGCATTAGATTTTAATAATATTAAAAATAATTTAAAATCTTATCTTGCGAATCAAGATGAATTCAGTGACTATAATTTTGAAGGTGCTGCGCTATCTAATATTCTTGACGTGTTAGCGTATAATACACATATTAATGGACTTATTGCTAACTTTGCATTAAATGAATCTTACTTAAGTACTGCACAACTTAGAAGCTCTGCCGTGTCTTTATCAGAAGGTATTGGTTATGTTCCGGATACTAAGACATCTTCTCAAGCTAAAATAAGAATCTATTTTACAAATACTGAAACGACAAGAAGCAAAAAGATTAATTTACCGGCATATACCAAGTTTACAAGCGAAGTTGATAATGTAACCTATACATTTTCAACTATTGAAACAATAGAAGCTGAAGATGATGGTACTGGATTTTATGAGTTTAAAACTTCATCAGGGTCCAACCAAATTACAATATATGAGGGTGATATAAAAACTAAAACTTTCCTTGTAGGTGAAGTAATTGATAATCCTGTTTACGTTATTCCAGATGCTAATTTAGATGCTGATACTGCTATCGTAAAAGTATATACCGATACCACTGGTAATGATTTTTCTACATATACAAATATTATTAATACTAGAACGATATCAGCTAGAACTACTATTTACATTCTTAGAGAATCCCCTAATGGAAACTTTGAGCTTTCTTTTGGTGATGGAGAAACATTTGGTATTGCGCCAGTGGCTGGTAATAGAATTGAAATTCAGTATGTGTCAACAAATGGAAAAATAGCAAATGGTGCGGCAACGTTTTCACCCGTGTCTCAGCTTACGGCTGGAGGTATTACCACCACTTTAAATACCACGACCTTTACAGCTTCAACTGGTGGTGACGCAAAAGAAAGTATTTCTTCTATTAAAAAAAATGCGCCTTTTCAGTATGCGACCCAGAATAGAATGGTTACCGCATCTGATTATACTTCGTTAATTTTAAAACAATATTCTACACTTATTAAAGATATTACCACGTTTGGTGGCCAAGATGCTATTGAGCCTGAATTCGGTGCAGTGTTTACCTCTATACTATTTGAAGATGATGTTGATGCTTCTACAAAAGCTAACACTAAAATAAGTATTGAAACATTAGCAGAACAACTTGCGATCGCAGGGTTTAATATTAGGTTTGCTGATCCTGTCACTACATTTATTGAACTTGATACATTTTTCCAGTTTAACTCATCTCTTACAGAACAAACTTTAAATTCTATAACTTCTAATGTTACTTCTACAATTGCCGCTTATTTTGCTGATACGGTAGGAGGATTTGGGCAATCATTTAGAAGATCTAACCTATTAACATTAGTAGACGATGTTAGTACAGCGGTGCTATCAAGTAGAGCTAACGTTCGAATGCAGCAAAGGTTTATTCCTTCTTCTCCTAATCTTATAGCTGTTATTAATAATATAACAACAAACAGAATTTCTAATGATTCTAATACATTAAATTATATAGTAAAATTAGTAACTTCTGGCCAATATGATAAGGCCACTACATTTCTTATTAATAATGAATATGCTACTTCTTCTAATTTTAATACTGTAAGATCAGAGCTCCTAAGTGCTTCTATATCAACATCACAGACAATGAAATTTCCAGTTTCTATTGCCACTAAGGATGACGATGAATATATTATTACAAGTAGCGCTTTTATATACAATAATAAAACTTGTATTATTCGCAACAAATTATCTACCAATAATTTAGAAATTGTACAAGCATCTGGTACAGAAGTTATTGTCGATAACATTGGGTCGTTTGATTCAGTATTAGGTACAGTAACAGTAAATTATTTTAATCCTCAAGCTATTATCGGAGGATTTGAGTATGTAAAACTAGCAGCCGTTCCTGCAAATCAAAGTGCTATTACTCCAACCAGAAACGACCTTTTAGTATATGATGCTGATGCATCAACATCTAAAGCCGTATCAACGAATGCTCTTAACTAATGTCACATAAAAGAGATCTTACATTACTTGACAATAATCGCAAGGCTCTTCCTTTTCATAGGGCTGAGGTTAAAAAAGTATTACCTGACCATATAGTTCAGGACAATCCTAATCTTATAGAATTGTTTGAATCTTACTATGAATGGATGGAAAAAGATTCAAATCCTAATGGTATTTTAAATAGAATTTATTCTACTCGAGATGCTACTTCTATTCCTAAGATGCAACTTCCTTTTCTTGAAGATGAACTGCTCTTAGGGGAAGCATATTTTGGTGGATTTATTAATAAAAGAGAAGCAGTAAAGTTTTCTAATACACTATATAGGTCTAAAGGCACTAAGTATAGTATCGAGCAATTTTTTAGAGGTTTTTTTGGCGTAGATCCAGAAGTAATTTATCCTAAAGAAAATGTTTTTAGAGTTGGCCCGGCCATTGACCTTGAGAAAGACAGCGTTAACACTGCGGGGGAACAAGTTAAAGAGAGGGCTTCAAATCTTGGCCCGGAATCTTTACGCTATATAACAAATGATAAATTATATCAAACTCTTTCAATACTTCTTCGCAGC